GATGTAACAAGAATGGAGTTTGACATGAAGGATAAAAATATAAGGTTAACTATTGAAAACACCGCAGATGATGTAGAGGAATTAAAAGAAGACTTAGATAGAATAGAAGCTAAAATAGACGAATTAAGATAATGAATGCAAACCCAAAAACATTTACTCTTTATTTATTGATAATATTATTAGTATTATTAACAAATATATCTTTTAGTCAAATAACAGTAACACAATTTAATGCTGGCTGGAATAGTACTAATGATGTATCGTGGTTAAAAAAGTTAACTGATGTAGATAAAATAAAATATATAGACATAGCTGAAAATACTAAAGCTCAAAATAAATATGAAATAGTTGTAGTACCTACAATAGTTGTTTTTAAAGATGGAGAGGAAATGAAAAGATTTCAAGCGGATATATCATTTGCTATAAAAGCGACAAGAAAAGAGATACAAGAATATATAGATGAATTATTAATGGAAGATTTTTAATTATGGCAAAAAAAGGATTATATTACAATATTAATAAAAGAAAAAAAGCAGGTACATCACGTTCTAAAGCTAAGAGTACAATTAGTCCAGAAAGTTATGCAGAAATGAAAGCTGGGTTTGGTAAAGGAGGTAAAATAAAATTAAGACCACAACACGACTAATGAAAAAAATATTACTACTATTACTATTACCTATAATAACTTTTGCTCAAAAAGAAGTTATTATAAATATACAAACAGATTCGTATCCTAGTGAAACTAAATGGGTATTATATGATTCTGTTTATCAGGGAGATACATTACATCATGTTCCTTATGGATACTATGATTCGTCTAATATAATGAATATTGATACTGTGTATATTCCAGATAGTATAACTAATATATCTTTTGTTATGTTTGATAGTTATGGTGATGGTATAACTAATGGAGAATATTATGTTAGTATATGTGGAGATACAATAATAAATTATCCTGTAAGTACATTTAACTCAGGATTAATACATAATAGAGTGGTTCCGCAATGTATGCCTCAACCTCCACCAGTTCAATTAGTTCCAGCTAAAGTTATTATAAACTTAGACCAATACCAAAGTGAGACATCTTGGGATATAAAAGACACAAATGGGATAATTTATGCTTCAGGAGGAAACTACAACTCACAGCCTGATTACGCTACAGTAGTTATCCCAGTTCAAATACCTAAAGGAGATTTAACATTTACTATATATGATTCATACGGAGATGGTTTAAACGGAGGGTTATGGCAAGGACAAGATGGTTCTTATTTTGTTAAACAGTGTAATGATACATTAGTATATGGTACAGACCCAGCTTTCGGTAATGACTCAGCACATGTTTTTGTTTCTGATTCATGCCCACCTATATTAGGGTGTACAGATAATGACTATGTAGAATGGAATCCTTTTGCAGATATAGATGATGGAAGTTGTCAAACATTAAAAATATTTGGATGTATTGATACGTCTATGTATAATTATGATAGTACAGCTAACACTATGGAGTTAATAGACACTTGTGTTTATACCCTTGTATTGCACGATTTAATGGGCAATGGGTGGGTTGGGTCACATTTAAAACTAATACATCCAGATACATTATATGAATTTACACATACAGGAGGTTTTGAGGATATTTATTATGTAGGACTAACAGCTCCAGACCCAATAACATTTAGATTTCATATATCATCGCAAGCTAGTTTAACTACAATAGAGTGTGGATTTACATTCATAAACCCAGAAGGAGATACTTTAATTAGTATACAACCACCATTTATACAACCTTTATTACCATATCAAATAATAACAAATTGCGGTAATACGTGTGAAGAAAAAACATATGGATGTATAGATTCTACAGCTGTTAATTATATAGATTCTGTTAATACTGACGATGGAAGTTGTTATTATAATCCTGGATGCATGAATCCTTTATATATAGAATATGATTCTACAGCAGATTATGATGATGGCACATGTCAAACTTTAATAGTATTAGGATGTATGGATAGTACATCGTTAAATTATAATCCTTCAGCTAATGTAGAAATACCAGGTTCTTGTATAACTATAGTGTATGGATGTACTAATCCTTTAGCTTTTAATTACAATCCTAATGCAAATGTAGACGATTCTACATGTGTTCCTATTATTGAGGGGTGTATGAATCCTGTATCGTTAAATTACGATTCTACAGCTAACACTGATGACGGTTCTTGTGTATTACCAATTTATGGATGCACAGACAGTACAGCTTTTAATTATTCTCCTAGCGCAAATGTTGATGATAGTTCTTGTGTAGATATAGTTTATGGGTGTATGGATGTTACAATGTTTAATTACAATCCTATAGCTAATATAGATAATGGAAGTTGCGAGCCTTTTGTTTATGGGTGTATGGACTCTACAATGTTTAACTTTAATCCTTTAGCCAATGCAGACAATAATAGTTGCACTCCTTATATTTACGGTTGTACTGACCCTAGTATGCTTAATTTTAACCCACAAGCTAATACCGAAGACTTTAGCTGTATTCCTTATATTTACGGTTGTATGGATAGTGCTGCCTTTAATTATGATTCAACAGCTAATACTGATAATGGCTCGTGTATATCTGTGGTTGAAGGATGTATGGACCAAGATGCGTACTCGTATAATGAATTAGCTAATGTCAATATAGAAGACTCATGTTTCTATGACGCTGGATGTATAACAGGACCAGGTGTACCATATTGGTTAAATGACCCGTGCTACGCTTGGGTAATTGATGTAGACGAATATTGTTGTGAAAACGATTGGGATAACATATGTCAATTAACTTATGATTATTGTGAGGGAACATGGGTAGGACCTTTACCAAAACGTATAGCAAACTTATTAATGATTACAGATATATTGGGTAGGCCAGCTAAAATAGAAAAAAATAAAATGCTGTTTTTTATATATGATGACGGAACAGTAGAAAAGAAAATTGTAAGATGAAAAAAATAATAATATTACTTTTATTACCTCTATTTTCCATATCACAAGAAATTGATATAAAAAAATATTTTAAATTTTCTACTTTTTACGGAGCTATAAATGGAGGAACGTCTATATCAGATGTAGATGTTTTCTCTGTGACAGATGGATTGACAACTACTACGATACAAACTCCTTATGATTACAATATAACTTTAGGTGTTAGAAAAATAGCTAGATTTGGATATGAAAATAAAGCTAATACTTTTTATGATGGTACCGAATCTAATTATAGTGACGCGGCAACAATAGGAAAAATAAAAGGATTAGAGTTTTTGTTTGAAGCTAATTACAAAAGACAAGAGGGTGTAGAATATTTAGACCAACATCATTTTATTAGATATGTGGGAAATAATTGGAACGCTAAGGTAGAGTATCTAAAAGATGGATTTGCTGATGTAGATTACTTTGAAGGTTCTCAAAGGTATAGATATAACTATAACAACAAACTATCGTTTAATATAGGAGCTGTACAAAGAATAGCTGAACCTTATGGATATGACCCATTAGAAGAATGGAAATTAGATAATGGTAATATACACTACACTTACTTAGCGTTACAGGAAGGATATAATGTAGATGTATATCATCAAATGTATTATAACGCAGATGGAAATTTGGTAGCTGTATCTTCTGATGTATGGGAACAAATAGTAATACCAAAAGTATTGTCAGATTACACAGAAAGAAAAAGAAATGAATTAGATAGAATTTGGAATTATTCTTTAGTAGTGGGATTTGACTATTATTATTATAAAAAAGATTTTTGGCTACATTCTTGGGGTAATTTAATGCCGTATCATTATGACAATGGTAACGAATACGCTTATCATAATTTTATAGGAGGGCAATGGTATGATTATTCAGGAGGAACTATATTTGGTAAAAAACTAAACAAACAACTAGGTGTGTTTGTAGAAGGAAAATACAATAAGTATTGGAATAGAGAATGGTACAATTTTAAATTAGGTATTAACTATATAATAAGATAATGTATAATTATAAAATAAGTCTACTAAGGGTTGTAGATGGAGACACTATTGATGCAGAGATAGATTTAGGATTTGACATCAAAGTAAAAAAAAGAATTAGATTTTTAGGTATTAACACTCCAGAATCTAGAACTAAAGATTTAGAAGAAAAAGCTAAAGGATTAGCTGCTAAAGATAGGGTTAAGCAGTTACTAGAAGGATGTAAAAATATAACCTTAAACTCTCATGGAGTTGGTAAGTTTGGTAGATGTTTAGGAGAGATTCAGTTAGACATGGTAGACGGACAAGAGAAATTAACCTTAGTAAATTTGAACGAATTATTAATTAACGAAGGACACGCAGTAGAATATCATGGAGGAAAAAGATAATAAATCAAAAGGATTAGGAGATACATTACAAAAGATAATTACAAAAAGTGGTGTAGAAAAACTTGTTAAAATTATAAGTGTAGATTCTGATTGTGGGTGTAATAAAAGAAAAGAAAAGTTAAATAAAATGTTTCCATATAAAAAATAAAAGTTATGGCAGTAAATGAATTAGATAGTCATGAATTAACAAAAACAATGGTAGCTCCTTTACCACCTTATCACCAATGGTGTATATGCGCGGTTGCAGGGATAAATACACAAATGTCTCCCCCAACATATATGACCTGGAATCAAACAGATTGGACATGTGGAGATAACGCTACATGGCCTAGAAGTTTTTGGATTATGGGACATCCTATGAATGCTAGTTATCCTGCTACATCAGTAGGTCAAAATCAAGCTTTTTATGATTTAGTTTGTGCTAGTGTTGGGCAAACACAATTGACAAATGGACAAGAGATAGTATTAGACGCAACCGCTACGGGAGGTGCGATGTGTAATTGGGGTTTTGTTAAAGCTGTAGATAAAATGTGTGTAGTATATAGAGGGTATTTTTCTCAGGTATCACAAATTCAGCATCATGTAGGATTTCCTGGTTTTAATCAAGCTGGAGGATACCAAATATATAAAGGACCATGTTGTAGTGGTTCATTTCCAAATACATCAGTAAAAACTAGTTGGGACTGTGCTATGATAGGAGACCATCCTAAATTTGGATATCAATGTATACAAATACAGGGTTCAACTGGACAATATTTAACTAAAGCAGAATGTTTACAAAGTGGTTGTGAAGGTTTAAGTCCAGACCCAGCTGACCCGTCAGGAAACATACCTGGACCAAATTTACCTTTGCCAATAAGTTCAATAACTGATAATACAGAAAATAATAATCAACAGAACTATTAATAACAAAAAATAAAATTATGAGTATATTAGGAACAATATTTAGCGGTGGAGCTAAAGATTTAGTAGAGGGTGTAGGTGGAGTCATAGACAACTTACATACTTCAAAAGAAGAAAAGTTAGAGGCAGAACAAAAGATAAAAGAATTAATTGCTTCGTATCAAACTAGTTTAGAAAAAGAAATATCTACAAGATGGGAAGCGGATATGAAATCTGATTCTTGGTTAAGTAAAAATGTTAGACCATTAGTGTTAATATTTTTAGTAATATCAACAGTATTATTAATCTTTATAGACGCGGGAATTATTAACTTTGTAGTTGAAGCAAAATGGACAGATTTATTGCAATTAGTATTAATTACAGTGATTGGAGCTTATTTTGGAGGTCGTTCACTTGAAAAAACAAAAAAGTAAAATGAAATACTACAGAGAGTCAATTCAGAAGGCTATGTTAGAAAAAGGATATAAATACTTTACTAACGACAATTATGATGTAAATATTATTGGTATTAGAAACTCTGATACTAATGGAAAGGTTACAAATAAGTTTGATGATATAATGACTATATCTTATAAAGATGAAAACGGTGAGTGGAAATATCATGAATATGAATGTACTACAGACCCAGGTGATGATTGGATGGAAAACCCTTGGATAGATAAAATAGGTTGCGCGGTATTAAAACCAGGACAATATAGAGGTTCACACAAACTTAGATTACATAGTGGTAAATATTTAGCTCTAGGACAAAAGAAACCTGTAACAGTATATAGAGATAATAACAGAAATGATAAATATGAATTTGATGAGTCTACTTGTGACACAGGTGTGTTCGGTATAAATATACATAGAGCTACAGCTCTAGAAGGTAAAACATCTACGTATGTTAACAAATGGTCAGCAGGATGTCAAGTAATTGCTTCTAATGATGACTGGCATGCGTTTCTCAATATATGTCAAACAGCTAGAGAAGTATGGGGTAATTCATTTTCTTACACTTTATTAGAAAGCAAGGACTTAATGTAATGTCTTCAGATAAAAACATAATATTTAAAGATGTATATAAAAATGCATATTATTTACTTATGGGAAAATTATCTATAGAAGATTTATTAGACTATAATGGTTGTGCATTACCATTTGAACCTTATAGTGAAAAAGATGAAATAGAAGAAGATATATATGATGATATAATAAATCACTTCATAGAAACTGAAGAATACGAAAAATGTGCTGATATAAAAAAAATTAAAGATAGTATATATAATAAAAAAAATTCTTAACTTTGTAAAAAATTAAAAAACGATGGCAAAAAATTATACTCTTAGCTGTTCTTTAAGTATGACAGCTTCCTCGGGAACTGGATATAGTCAAACTCAAAGTGGTAGTTACACACTAAATATAACAGGTGTAGACCAAATAGCTACAGGAAGAATAGATGTAGCTCATGATGGTGATTCAACTGTAATGGCTGCTCCAGGGCACGGTAGAATGATATATGTTAAAAATTTAGATGATACTAACTTTGTTAAAATATATGATGGAGCTTCTTCTGCTGCTGATTTAATAGGTATATTAGAACCAGGTCATTTTTTAATGACAGTGATAAAGGGTACAGGTACAACAACAGCAAGAGCAGATACAGCAACGGTTACAATAGAATACGCTGCAATTGAAATAGACGCTAACGCTTAATAAAAATATAAAAAAATGGCAACACAAACATTATCAGTAACAGTATCAGGAACTTTAACATTAACAGATTCAGATGGAAATCAAGTACTTTCATTTTCACCATCTTTTACTACAGGAGCTACTACGGTAGATTCAGCTTTAATATCTACAGGTGAAATATTAACTAACGGAACTTCAGATACTACTATTAACTTAGCAAGTCATAATAAAGATATGATATTTGTATTTATAAAAAATGTAGATACAGATTATCCAGTAGCTGTAAAACCAGATGGTGATGTTATAGCTGATTTGAAGCCAGGTGTATGTATGTTTTCTCCAATTCATATAGACGGAGCGGCTGATGGTTCTGCTAATTTAGATTTAGCAGCTACTACAGCAGCACAAAAAGTACAATACTTAATTTGTGATGGTCCTGATACAGGAATAGCTTCTGATGACTAATAGACTATGCCTTTAATTAAAGACAAGGATAGGTATAAAAAGTTATCAAGAAGAGATAGTTTATCTACGAATAGACAGGACTACCCAAACAAATCAATAAATAAAGACTTAAGAAAGAAGCAGCAAGACGTTGACAACAAAAGGTCAAATGTCTTGGTGTCTTCTAATTCACCAAAATTGAATTTTGCAAAACCTAGGGGTGGTGAAGTCACACACATCCTTACATTAAAACCAGGACAATCATTATTAAACTTAACAGTTTGCAATAAAGAATCTTCACCTGCTTTTGATTTACATTGGAGTTTTGACAGTCCAGATAAATTAACATTTACAGTAGGTTCAGGAGTAATAACAGACGTAACAGGAGGAACAACAATTAGACTAATGGGAGATACAATGTCAACTCTAGAAACTGTAAGTCTGGCTAGTGTACTCTCAAGCGTATTAACAGGTGGGGGCGCTAGAGTAGTAACTAATAGTTTTGAACCACCCTCTTCAATGTTTGCAAATGTAGAAAAAACAGTATATTTCTACATGTCAGCAAGTGCATCAACAATAGATGTTACTTACGCTATACATAGTTAATAAGTGTGTTAATAACTTTTTTTCTAAGACCTTCATATTCAAACAATTATAAAATAATTTTATAGACATATAAAATAACATTATAAAACTATGAGTTTGAATGATAAAATAATTAAGTATTTAAAAGAAAATCCACAATTACAGCGTAGTAAATATGCTGATACAGCAAAAAAATTCGGAACTAATTATGAACAGATTAGAGCTATAGCGAGAAGGATGAGAGAAAAGAATCCTGACAACATGCCTAAAGAAAAAGAAGTTTATAATTTCCAAGAATCTAAAGGAGAAGCGGTAGCAATAGCAGAAAACTGCACAAGAGTTAAAACCTTAGAAGATTTACTCACTCAATGTAAAGTAGATTTAGATAAATGGTATGTAGAGAAATATGATATAGGGACATATGAGGTTACAGGATTTGATAATGACCGTAATCCTATTACAGTTACTATGTATAGAAGTAAAGCTTTCCTGAAACCTATCAAAGAAGAATTAAATGTAAAGTTAATCAAAGAAAAAATAAAAGAAGATTTATCAAACTTATCACCTTTGGTAGCAAAAAAAGAAAGGGACAGACAAGATAAAAGAGATAAATATTTATTAGAGATATCAGCGTTTGATTTACACCTAGGTAAAATAGGTATAAAAGGAGATAAGTATGATTTAAAGATTGCAGAACAAAGACTAGTAGACGCTGTTGAACATTTATTATACAGGGCTCAAGGATATTATATAGATAAAATATTATTTATAGCTGGTCATGATTTTTTAAATGCAGATGGAGATTGGCCTATACCAGCTACAACAAGAGGTACACCACAATTTAATACTAATTATCATATAGATATGTATAGAGCAGGCAGAAAACTATTGATTAAAGTAATTAATTATTTATCTGAAATAGCTCCTGTTCATGTTATGGTAATACCAGGTAATCACGACAGAGAATCTATGATGCATTTAGGAGACACCCTAGAATTATATTTTGAAAACCATAATGACGTAAAAGTAGATAACGGTGATAGTTTAATGAAAATGTTAGTATATGGTAAGAACATGGTAATATCAGACCATGGTGACGGACCTAAAACTAACGATTTACCAGGTATAATTTCACAAAGATATAAAAACGCTTGGAGTGATGTAGACTATGTTGAGGTACATAGAGGTCATCTACATACTAACAAATCTACAAAACTACAAGCTATTGAAGAACTGCAAGGTATAACAGTTCGTAATCTATCTTCAATGTCTGCAACAGATTATTGGCACGATAGTAAGGGGTATATAGGTAATATCAAAAAAGCTCAAGCTTTTTTATATCATAGAAAAAATGGATTGCAAGGTATATTAAATTATAATGTAGAAATCAATTAATCTCTTTCTAATTTTTTAATATAGTTATTAATTCTTTTTATACACTTTTCTAAATACTTTATATATTTTTTATAGTATCTAATCTTGTCTTGTTTTTGCATAATCTATAATATGGTTAAACAATTGTGATGGAGTATATATAGTTAAACCATTATTATAGTTTTTATATATTTGTGTAAATTCCATTTTGTCCTCATCAAAAGTCCAAAATACGTGTGTATTTTTTTCTATTTGTGTTTTTAATATTTTTTTAATATTTTTAAAATTATTCATAAGCTCCAGTTATTTTATTTCTTATTTGTGTATTTCTAGCTACTTCTACATAACCTCTATTTTTATGTTTAAATCCTACTCTAGCGTGTACCTTTAAGTCTATGACACGTACATCACATTGAGGAGGTTTTTTAGGATTAATTTTTCTTATGTCTCTATTATAAACTTTATATTTTAGCAGGGGGTATGTGTCTACATACTCCCTACCAAATACAACATTTATAATTTCTATAGTTTCTGTTTTAGTTCTATTACGATATGGTTTTTCATATTCATAAGTAATATCACAATAAACTATTTCACCAGGTTCTATATTGTCCATTAGTAATTCATTATTAATAGTTCTTCTCCTTTATTCTGTTTCTTTCCTTTTTGTGCTCCAGCAGCTTTTGTAAACTCTTTACTCACCCATCGGAAATCTTTTCTAGGATACATATGTTCTAGTTCTTCAAAATAATAATAAGATAGTGCAAACCTACCTCTTATATTCTGTAACCATTTAGCTAATGTATCATGGTCTAATGAATCAAAGTCATGATTAGAATAATAATTTTCAGTTTTCCAATATGGTGGGTCTACATAAAAGAAACTTTCTACTCCATCATATTTAGAAATACATTCTGTATAATCTAAATTTTCACAGTTAGTAATTTTGTGCAATTTTTGTATAACATCAGGATTCATCAATCTTTTTCTAAACGCATCAAATTTTGAATTATATTTACCTTTAAGGTCTATATATTTAGACTCCATAATTTTACTACCACTAAATACCTGTGTAGCTATGTAAGCGTATTTCATAGCCATGTCAAATGAATAGTCATTAAAACCTATATCACAAGTATTTTTTATTTCTTCTTGATATTCATAAAATAGTTTTTCATTTTGTGATTTGATTTCAGATTCTTCCATATGTTTATTAAAGAAATATGGCTCTGTACAACATTGGAACAAATTAACCATAAACCTATTTACGTCATTATAAACGACTTTTTTTAATTTTGGTAATGTATGTACATCACTTTTAATATATACCCAGAAAGCTCCTCCAAACACTTCTGTGTAGGATTCTATATCTTTTGGGATATATTCTGATATCCATTTAGCCATTCGGCTTTTACCTCCTATATAACTAATCATATTTATTTATTTTATTAAAATATATATCTTATTGTGTTCCAAGGTATAATACTATTGTGTAAATCTATAAATTGATTTATATACTCACGTTTTAGCTTATGATTATATCTTGTGTTAACACCACCATATTGTGATATTTTATCTTCTTGTATATGCGGAACCCACAAGTCTTTTTCTGATTCAGGATTACTAGTTAAATTAAACTTATGTCTTTTAAAATTATGTGTAAGAAATATAACTTCTGCTAAGACTTGGTTTTTATAATCTACATAATCATTTAACATATTAAACAAAAACCTATAATCATTTAACCATCCGTCATATACTATTACAGGACTAAAGTTTACATGAACATCGTAACCAGAATCTATAAAAGCGTCAATTGCTTTTATTCTGTCTATAATTTTAGATGTGTGTGGTTCGTGTATATCTGCCTTATGTTGTGGTATTAAACTAAATCGTATACGTATTTTACCTTTAGGGTCAAATTTAATTAATTCAGGATTTACATACTTAGTAGCAAAACTACCCATAGCTTTAGGATGGTCTTTAAAAAATGTAAATATTTTCTCCCACTCATGATGTTTAGCGTGTAAAGCAAAGTCTTCATTACAACTTATATCATACGTTATGTATTCTGGGTGTGTTTGATTTGGTTTAATTGTATCGTCAAAAGTTACATGATTATTTATGCTAGTAAGTATATCTTCTGTGTTTTTTGCTATACTAAGGCCGTAAGGTTTATTGCGTTTCATATAACAATAAGAGCAGTTGTATAAACAACCGTGTCCAAAACTAGGAGAAATAAAATCTGTACTCCTCCCAGAGGGTCTTATAGTAAATGTTTTTCTATTTACTTTGTGAATTATCATTTTTTTTATCGTATTTCTTTAAGTTCTTTAATGTTTCATTGTTTCTTATTCTAGATTTTATCCCACTTTCTAGTTGTGATAACACATACATTCCTGAAACAAATCCTATCGCGTATGTAAATATTGATAATGTTATTTCCATATTATTTATTTTTTAATTTTTCTAATTCAAATTCTAGATGAGCTATAGCTTTTTTAATACAGTCTACTGGTGTATCATGTTTTCTATAAGCTCGCAGAATATAAGTTACTGCTGTGCCACAATGGTAAGATAAATCAAAGTTATCACAAACCTTTCTAGCTTCGTAACCTTCTTTGCCTTTGTAATAGTCAGGTATTCTTTTGTCTTGTTTATCATTATCTAAATTGTTTGTAGAATCTACATATGGTAAATTTCTATCTAATTCATAATAATATTTATTATGTTTATCTTCCTTGTCCACGATATTTCTTTTTATAATTAATACTTTGTTTTAACTTAGAAGTTTTAGACTTAGCGTGAACGCCAGGTCTTTTTTTCTGTTTTACTTTTTTAAATACAAATGATTTTACCGCCATTAGTCTAGTTTAGTTTTATAATGTTCAACAATTTTATTTAACTCTCTTTTATAAAATAAATCAAATTCAACCAACTCTATATTGCCTGTATCAGGATTAATTTGTTTTGGTTGTGTTTTTTCCCAGTACACATATAATACTGCACGTAATCTTTGACTTGGTGTTTTGTTTCCAAATTCTGTAGATTCGTGTTCTATATTTTCTGCAGCTTTTTCTACAGCGTCTTTTTGGTCTTGATTTATAGGGTATGGTGATAATAATACATACCCTGTTTTTCTATTTAAATTGAATAGATTTACCATAGTTTCGTTTGACAGCTCAGGAGTACCTATATGTATCCTTAATGAGCCGTCAGAGAGGGTAGATATTTTTTCTACCCCCCCTTCAAATAATACCGACTTCTTACTCATAATTATTGGTTAATATGTGAATTGTCCTTTCAGCATCTTTATCTAATGGGTCATAACCTGAACCAGGCCAATAATCATTATCCATACAATACTTATAGATTTCCAATTCTTGGTTATACATGTCTCTACCCTCATCTATCATATCGTCACCTAACTCAAATATATTGATAGCGAATGGAGCTGTTTTTTCAATAGCTACAATTATAAATCGTGTAGCTTTTACAGCGTCCATATAAAAGGCAGCTTGTTTATGATACTTATATTGAATCATAGATTTCATAAATCCACTATAAGAACAATCTTTAGTTGTTTTAAGGTCTATTATCATATCATCTCTATGATAGTCTAACATACCCTTACACTTTACATCATGATGTTTATTGTGCCATGTTACAATTTTTTCTGCTTCACCATGTTTCAAGAGTTGATGAACCGCGGTGTCATTCATTACCTTTAAAGATATTTCCGTTATTAACTCATAGTCAGATTCAGAAATAATATTCTTAAACATATTATTTTTAGTAAATTCTGCAAAATCCTCTTTACCTTTTTTGGTTCTTTTGTCAAATTTAGGAGATATTGCATAATGTTTAAGAAACTCTCCAGGTTGTAATATATCCATATGTATAGCTGAACCTAATTTCATAGCTGGTGTAGCTATTTGTTGATTATCATACATGTGTTTAAAATATTCTGGAGATATAGATATATGATTTAACATAGAGTTAGATATATATTCTCTGTCTTGATAATAATTACTGTGTGTTAAATTACTCATCTTTCAACTCTTCTTCTATATCTTGTTTTTGTTTGTCTATGTTCATCATATTTGCTAATATGTCGTTAGCGTTTGGTATTCTCATAGTGTATTCATACATACTTTTTTCAAAGTCTTTTATGTCTTTATCGTCAAAAGCTTGCTTGTTCCATATTTTATGAACCCAAGTTAATAAAGCTACTTCATGAGCTCTAATTATTTCGCTTAAGAATTTAATAGAGTCTTCTACTTCAGGATGAACCATATAATTTTTACCCTGTATTTTAATTTTTGTTTTTGTTTTTTTTGTTTTTGTCATTATTGTTCAATTTGTATTAAATAACCTTTTTTATCTTCTTCTATTATTGTATTTATCATATCTATATTTCTATTAATTCTATCTTTTAATTTTTGATTTTCTATTAATAGTTCTTTATATATATTACTATGCTCTTTAAAAGTGTGTTCAAACTGAGAATATAATTCGTTAGTTGAATCAAACATTCTTTTTAAATATGGATATATTGTGATTAATGTTTCTATTTTATTCACATAGTGTATCATAGAAGCATGGTTTTTGTTCATTAATTTACCTATTGCATTCCAACTCATGTTTGTACCTTTACGTAAAAAGTAAGCTAATATCATTCTTTTTTCTACTAAAGGCCTATGTCTACTTGATGAAAATAATTTATTTTGTGTTATTTCATGTAGTTCACAATATTTTTCTACAAAATCGTTTATACTTGATACATTCATAATATTTTAATTGTTACACCTGGATTTTCTTTGTCGTATGTATATTCGTCAAAAAATGGTCTGATAAATTCACAATTATCATCTTCTATCCATTGGTATTTTACCATTAAATCCTGTACAGTTTGTGCTGGATTTATATAATCAAATTTTCTTCTTGTACTTCTATGAAAAGTAAATGAAATCTTATAGGGAGGTTGTTTACCCTCAATCATATCCAGAAACTTTTTCCTATTACTTACGTAATCTTCTTTAGATTCTTTGATATAATTCATTGTAGTCTTAGAATGTATAAGATATTTCCCAGTCCATCTTTTACCATTCTTACTAGAAGGGACATTCCCCGCTATGAAAATTTCATTTACCATCATTATTTGTTTTAGAACGGCATATCTTCGTCTGTCATACCGTCAGCGTTTTCTACAGAAGCTGATGTTCCTTGATAATCTTTCATCATTACTTTGTATTTGTCTCTATCTTCATTTGATAGTTTTTTATTCATATCTGGACTATAAGCACAGTTTGCTCCCGCTTTATTACTCCATCTATATTTAACAGCTTCTCTAATTACTGGTTCTCCTGTTTCTCTGTTAACCGTAACATACTCTTCTGATATAAATGTTATCATTAAGTCTTTACCTATAACATCATTCATAGCTTTAGAATCGTCAGAGAAATCAGACACACCTGCGTTGACTAAGAAGTCTTTCATTTGTTTTTTCTTCCAATCTTGTGTTGAAGGTTTGTCAGTTTGTTTAACTGCCCACATTTGTACTCTACCGTTTTTGTTATTACTTGTTACATTAAATGTAATAAATGGTGAGCCTTTGTAGTTGTCTATTAAATCAGATGTTGTTATACTTACAACTTTACAGTGGTGAGCCCCAGGTTTTAAATACTCTTGTTTACCTTCTGGTTTAGAAGATGTTGTGTTTAAGTCAAATGGTAATACTTTCATTATTTATTGTTTTTAATTTTCCAGTTTATATATTTTGTTAAAGTTTCGCCATCAAAGATAATCTTATCTTTTTCTGGTGCATAAGGATATTCTTTACCTTTATATTCCTTAGTTTTAAGGGTTTGTATTGGTAGTCTATATAAAAATCTACCTATACCCCACGATACACACGCACGTTTAAATGCGTCTGATGCATGTCCCTTTTGTTTTTCTACATTAGATTCGGAACCAGTATCTGATTTCCATACCCAACCATGTTCTGTGTGTATACCAACACGACACATCAATAATCCACATGATTCGTAGTATTCTGTAGACCATTTACTAGGTCCTACAACCTCATCTAATAAGTCTTGAGCGTCTCTAGCGTCTATGTAAGCTACACAAGCAGCTTTACCATACCTAGCTGATTGAACTCTCCATTTATATGGTAGTTCTTTAGTCAGTTCTCTTAAGTTCATTTTCTTCTTTATTTACATTATTTATATCTTTTCTTATTTTGTTAATTCCTCGTAAAGCTATAACGAATTTAACAAATCTTCTAATCAACACTGGCTTACCTTTTAAGATAAGTGTTATTGCTATTTCCTTGAATAATAAAGTAAGCACACTACGTACTGTACTTTTATCCACACTTAAGTCATGTGAAATTTCATCAATGATTTGTGATAAACGTGATTTTTTTTCTCCCATATTACATCACTTATTTATTTAAGTGATTGACAAAAATAAACATTATTTTTTTAATGACAAAACTTTGTTAATAAAATGTTTTATCCCGTAATATGATATAACAGCTAGACATATATACCCTAATATTTGTATAGATATATATATCATGAATATAAAAATCGTTGTTGTAATTATAATTTTTGCTGGTAACGTCATGCGTTTTCAAATTTAGTTAATTTACTAATAAATTTTAAAGGTATTTCTCCTACGCCAATATTTCTACCTTTAGCAAATATAATATTAGCTACACCTTTAGTGTCATTACCTAAATCATCATGTTTTATACCATAATATTCAGGCCTATGTATTAATATAACTATATCGGAAGCTTGTTCTATTTCTCCAGATTCACGTAAATCTGATAAAGTTGGTTTACCCATTGCACGCATACCAACACCACGATTTAATTGTGATAAAGCTATAATAGTTATACTAAGTTCTTTTGCTAGATTTTTTAATGTTCTAGCTACTTTACTAACCTCTTGTTCTCTTGTAGAATTTTTAGTTGTGTAAGTAACTAATTGTAAGTAATCTACTAATACTAGTTTTATACTTCTTTTCTTTACATAACTTTTAATTCTATTTACCAAATAATTTAAATTAGTAATATTACATTCATCTATATTAATAGGTAGTTTTTCTATTTTACCAATAGCTTGATTTACTTTAAGATATTCATCTTTACCAAGTGTTCCGTTTGTTATATAATTATTTTCTACAGAAGATTCCATAGATATTAATCGTTTTAACAATTGATTACTACTCATTTCATAAGAAAATATCACAGACGGAGTGTTAGAATACTTACAAGCATTTAATAATATGGCAAGAGCAAAACTAGTTTTACCCATAGAAGAAGCTCCTCCGATAATAACTAAGTCGGTTTCCTGCCAACCCCCTGTAAATTTATCTATTTTATCAAAACCTGTCGCTATACCTAACAAGCCGTCTGTTGACATTCTATTATTTATATCTGATAATGTGTTTTTTAATTGTAACGACAAATCATCTAATTCAATAACTTTAGATGTATTAATTTCAGCTAATTCATTTTGTACAGAACTTATAATTTTATGTAATTTGTGTCTGTTTTTAACAGAGTTACTAATGTTTTGAGATATTGTCATTAGTTTGTTTTTCTGATATATACTCTCTAAAGTTTGTATACAAGAACTTACATTAGCTAAAGAGTGTCCTTTAGACGTACATTCCGCTAATACTGGAGAAAAAGAATCTGTTTCATTTTCTAGCCCAGTATTTAATGTAACTAAGTCTACACTTTTGCCTTCGTTTTTTAATTCTATCATAGTAGAAAATATTTTTCTGCTTATAGGATATTGGAACAAATCAATGTGTAGTGTATCAGAATATTTTTCTAATATTTTATCATTAAGCATAATTTTACCTAACAACATGTGTTCTATTTCTCTGTCTTCCATATTTTAATTTTGAGAGGTTAAATATACTATAAAAAATTAAAAGGGGGTCAAAGACCCCCAAATAATTATATTACCCAACATCCACTGTCGGTTTCTTTTAGTATGTAGTAATCTTCACAATCTTCTTTATCAAGAAATTGAACACCATTAACTACCAAGTCATCAATGTTTAATGTATTTAAATCTACATCTATTTCTATTAAATAGTCATAAAGTTCTTCATAATACTCGTCATCTATATTTACACAACAAGACATCATTAATCTGTTTAAATTAAATTCTTTCATTACCACCAAGAACTATATACAACTTCATCTCCTTCCATAATTGCTTGCTTAGCTTCTTTTATGAATTTTAAATCATCTTTTATCTGTTCTTGAATATCTTCTTCGTCCCAACTATAAGAGTCATTTCCAAAGAAAAATCCTTCTGACTGAGGTAGTTCTTTATTGAGAATAGCTTTCTCTAAATTCGTTATATCTATTAACTCTAATATAACTTCTTCACAGTTAAATACTCCTTCTTTACCTGTTTTTTCTCTCCAAAGTTCTTCCATCCAACCCTGAAGTCTATTGTGCTTTCTCCAATAAGCTATTTCTTTTCCTTTTTGTATTGGAGCTCTTCTTTTTGCATACTGGTCTAATCCCATAATTATTTTTTTTAATATTAATATTATTGATGTTCTTTACAGGTTGGACAAATTTGGATGTCTTCTAATATTCCTGTCATTTCATCTCCACAACATGATAATTGTGTTTCTTCTTCAGATTCTTCTATATATTCTATACCATAAGAACTGTCATATTTTACATCATAATACTCATGAAAATCTAAGTTACAATCTTCACAATGTGAGTTATAAACTAATTGCTCATCATACATCTCAGAACCAAAGTATTCAATGTTGTCACTATCACACTTAGGGCATTTACCTGCACAATATTCATTATGTATTATTTCTTTAGGAGAACTCATAATAATAAGCTTGTATTCTTTCTATGATACCTCTACCATTTTGTGTATGAAATCCATAACTATGTGTATGTAAATGTGGTATAGGTGTGTTTTCTACTAATAGATGAAACAAGTCCCAACCATTGTCATAGTCCATGTCCTGTAGTGTTTGATTTATAGCGCCTGCCATAGCATATTCATCATGCTTACATTCACCATATGTTTCTGTTAAATAAGTTCTAACTTCTTTTGCTGTCATATTATATGTTCCCATTTATATTCTGAATAATTTACATTTCTACCAAATCTATTTTTAGTAGTTTTCATATTTGTAGTGATAATATATCCATCATCTCTCAAATTATATATGATAGCTGATAATCTTGTAGCTCCATATTCTTTAATTGCTTCCCATGATGTAATGGTGCTGTATTCATTAAGATGCCATAAGACAGCTTCATGTTGATTTTTTGGTGTTTCTACTAATTTTGTCATAATTCACAATTTATATTACATTGTCCATTTTCTTTTATACACTCAGCTATCTGATTACCTAATTGATAGTCAGCGTATTCAACTAACATATCTTTAACTTCTTCTTCGTTAATTGTTTCTTTATACATTTTCTTGTACCAATCTATAATCATTAGTGTATTATATCCATTAGTTTGTGCAAAGAAATCATCTAATTTTTCTATATTTCCCATCATGTTTTTGTGTATTCTATCTAACTCTTCTTTTACTTCTTCTAATTGGTCTTCTCCGAAATAATAGTTAATATAGCTTGGCTCATATTCATTACCTCCAAACCTTGCTGGAGCGGTGCTTGATTGAACGGCAAACCAAAATTTACCTTCAATGTCGCCATCATAGTATCTTCCCATAATTTTGTTTTTAGAATAATAAGGAGAGCTCAGTGACCTGAGTATATTGTTCCATGTTTGCGCGCTCATGTTTCCAATACTGCTTTGGTATGAGCTCTCTGTATTATTATTGATTAATATATTCAATTGCTTTATCTAAATCTTCAAATACACGATGTTTAATAAAAACATACGGAAATAGTTTTTTATATACTATTATACTATATCCATATGTTCTTATCATGTATTTAGATTTAGTATTTGTTATTATTATTTTTAAATACCATTTCATAATTAATTATTTGATAACCAACTAAATGCATTATCATTCATTTTCTGACCTGAGCCAGTATAAACAGATTCTTCTCTGCCATTTTCTCTATTAGGTATAGATTTACTATGAGATGTATACATAGTTACTCCGTTAAAGAGCCCCCATTTATTCATTCCTACTCTATTAGTCTCTTTAGTAACAGACATATATAAATCTCCTCTAATATTATTCTTTCTTGTACTTATATCTCCTGCCCAATTAGGGACTGTAGAGTCTATACCAGTTAAATAATCTAGTAATCCAGTGATTTCTTTATGTCCTATAGGCGTCATACTCATCTCGTGTAATTGAGCTATTCTTTCTTCTTGTCCATCAAAGTTAAGAATCTCTGGTAAATTAGTTACTTTATCTTGGATAGATTGTTTATGAACATATCCTTTAAGTCCATTGTTACTCATCCAAGCAAATTGATTTGAACAATATACTACTTGATTCATAAACCCAAACTTTAAAGCTGATGTCCCATCATGAGAGTTGATAGCATATACATATTGTTTAGTCTCTTGACCACCTATATATACTGTATTGTCAGGTTTTTGCATTTGTACTAATATTTTTCTACCACCATTTATCGCTAAAGCTTTAGTAATTATTAAATCATTATTACCTGCGATTGATTGCATAGTGTCTATAATTTTAGAGTTTTGCGTAGGAGTATATCCTTTTTTAACAGTAGTAAATACTTCACCTGTATCTTCACGAACTATACCGTAGTAATCAGTGTCATGTAATCCATTGTTAGCGCTAGGAGTACACTCACCAGCATACATTAGTTTTTCTTTAGTTACATTCCAGTTAAGTCCGTTTTCATTAAGAATTTGTTCCGTTGTTTTCATATTATTTGTAATTTTTATTTACCCATATTAAAAAGTCTTCCATCATATTGTGTTCGTCTAGGTAATCTAAACACATGGTTAATTCTACATCATCTTCTGTGAAGTCTGTCTCTTCTTCATCGTGTTCTGTAGGGTCGTCACAATGTTGATATGTAGACTTACTCCAGTCTTCGTAATTAAGATTCATCAGTAGAGGTTTCTTCTTCTTGTATAACTCTAAATTCTTTTTCTACATATCTCATTATATCATCAAACATATCTCCAGAAGAATTAAAACATAAGCTACTTATTTCAATTCTATTATCGTATTCCATACAAAGTTCTACATCAAAGTCTTGTTCAGAAAACTCCACATTGTCTGTATAATTAGATATTGCTTCATTTATTGTATCTAATTGTTTTTGTGTTATAGTTGGTTTGTTGATGTCTCGTAATGTTTTTTCTTTATTAAAAATTTCTGTAGTTAATTCGCCTACTTGAGCTTGCAAGTTGTCAATAATACCTTGTAATGTTTCAGCTGTTAATTCGTCTTTGTATTTTATTATGTTTTCTGATGTTTTATTTTCCATTTTCGTTATTTATTTGGTTATACATACAATATTTTACTAATTTTTCAGTTTCTTTAATAAGTTGATTAACTGTTTGTTGTTCATAAGGAGAGTTCAAGGTGGCTATGATTCTAGCACACCTTGTTCTTATGTTTGCTTTAAGTTTTAATTCTTCGGTAATAATCATATATTATATTTTTCAATTAAGGCGTTAAATTGCTCTTGTTTAGGAGCTTTATTGTTATGCCTGTTATTCCATTTTCCTATTACTTTATAATATCTTTTGATATACTTTCTTCTAGCAGACTTATACCATTTATTAATTATTTTAATTTCATTTAATAAGGATATAATTGTAGGAAATTTCTTAACATCACCGTTTATAAATGTGATAGTTAATGTTCTTTTGTCTGTAGAGCTAATAATACAGTGTTGATTTGCTTTTCTAAATGAAGCGTGAGCTACATCATAAGAAGTAATCTTTTTCATTCGTAATAGTGTTTTCAATTTTTTGATGTAATCATCAGTTAGTTCTAATTGGTTTTTCATAAATATAAATTTAAGGGGTTAAAAGTTATATGCAATAAAAACACAAGTCTGAAAGACTTGTAAAGCAAAAAGAGAGCGTTAACCGATAGGCGCGTTGACTTTATCCTATTTTCTACGTAACGCTCGTTAAACGATAATACTCTCTTTTATAATTATTATGATACTTTGTTCTCTTGTTTTCTACTTTCTAACTCAAAGTCTTCAACTTGTACGTCAAGTTCATCTGCACCAAATACTTCATCTGCAAGTTGTTGTGCGTCATGGAAGTAGTCATTTAGTATAACAGTGTATCCACCAGAACTAGATGGTAAACCCTTCATGTTAACCCAAGAGCTGCCGTCTTTACCTACAACTTTATTGTTTTGTAAGAAGTCAATGAAGTCTGGTAATTTACAACTGATATTAAGAATAGTTGTCCCGTTCTTAAATGTGTGAGGTGTAATTTTGATGTTAGGAACTAATTGTCCTTTGTTTTTAGTAGTTTCTGCTTCTACTGTCTTTGCTACTTTAGTAGCTTTCTTTGCTGTTTTAGCTTTTGCCATTTTTTTATATTTTTAAATTAATACTTATATATAACAAAAAAAGAACCCCGAAGGGTTCTTAGTTAATCTGTATATCCAAATGTTTTATTAGCTGTTTCTAATAATATTTCTGTAAGTGATTCGTCAAAGAATAAATTCCCGAATCTTTCTATCATTATATATGCTACGTCTTGATGATGTTTTGTAGAACTACTGTTTATAACATCTAATATTTTATTATATGTATCTATTTTCTTTATGCTTATATCTATGCTCATAATTATTTATTTTTATTTATTGTGTCATTATAGTTTTCAATTTCATAGATAATTAATTCGTTGATATTCATATCCATGCTATCTAATTTATCATCTAATTTAGCGAACTCTGCTGCCCAATCTATATCGTGATAAGGATTGCGAGTAGTGTCTATTAATGTTGTGTCTGAAGATGCAGTATCTATTAATACTGTATCTATTTTGTTTTCATACTCAAAGTCGTTGAAGTCATCATACCATGCTTCAGGTATACAGTCAGTGTAAGGTCTTGATTGATAGTGATTTACGTTAATAAATAACGCGGCTGTTATCAGAATACTAATTAGTTTCATAATTATTTAATTTAAGTTATACATTTATTTTGTTGTAAAAGGAAGGAACAATATAATTATCAACTACCTGAACGGTTTGTGATTTACAATTATATTGCTCCGACCTATATATTATTAACCATAATATTATAAGGATATTGTGCTTGAGTTTTAGTCGTAGTTACTTAATCACTCTGGTATTATTAGCCACACATATATCTATAGATAATATAAATTGAACGAACAAAGTGAGTTCTAAAAAGAGAGTCTAGCTCTCCTTTGGTAGTAATGATGTGAATACAGAGAACATAACTCCAGCTAATACAGCTGTTGCTAGTCCACTGAATGTACCGATGAATAGTATAGGTAGACCGATAGTAAATAGTATATCCCACAGTAACTGTGTTTTAACTAATTTCTTTCTACCTAATAATTTATAGACTATAATAAAATAACCTATAGCGGTGAAGAATGCGATTCCAAGTATTGACATGATATTTAATTTAGGTTAATAATTAGTTATAATATACATACAATGTATTGTATACTTTAACGATAAAGTTTTGAACTGATTGGTAATATTTCATAATAATATATATTGATTAATAGTTATATGTAATATAACACCGAAAGACGCAGTCGTTTCGTAAGCAAAAAAAGGACATTGTCTTTACTTGAAGCACCTAAGTTAGGTTGTGTGTGTGCTCGTAAGTTTAGATAAATATGTCCTGTGGTAAAGGTAAGTTAGCATGCGAAGCACTTTCGTGTATACTCTAACAGTTATTATTACCTATATAAAATTAAAATGAGCATACGAAGTATGTGAACCGAAAGGAGGCACGACTATTCGTAGGTAAAAAAGGAGATTATCCCTTTATTTGTTTTATTGCTTCTCCCCATACGTTATCATAGTTAGTTAATAGTATGAATGGAACGGTTATTGGAAGTAATAAGATTACAAGAATGTTGAGCGATAGATTTTTCATAATAGTATATTTTATAGTTAATAGTTATTAGTAATAGAATACCGAAGGAACGCAGTGACTATCGTAATTATTTGTTAATCACATAAATACATACTGATAGTATATCGTTGAAAATAAATGTTGTGCAACACTTGACAATATCAAATATTTTGTATAACTTCGTAGCATAATTAGTAATTAGTTTAATCACTTAAATAAATATGATAGTTATATATTTATAGTTATTACTGATATAATATCAATAACTAACTGATAATCAAACAATTAACTTATTTATCATAGTAAAATACTATGTAATTACACTGTTTTAAGGGTTATTAGATTAGCTAACACTGACATCAATACACACATATTATGCAAAAAAAGAGAGATTACTCTCTTTAACAGTCCCAGTAATAGTAAATACTGAAAGCAAAGCATAGATATACAAAGTATATTGCATATTTTTCTAGTTGTTTCATAGTTTTATATTTAGATTAATAGTTATTAGTAATAAAAAAAAGAGAGGTTATCCTCTCAATTTCTTAATAGTATCTAAGGTCTTTGTGTCTTTCTTGATGAATATAAGAT